AAAGATTGTATCTTGTACTGGATGTTGCCTGATATTCTTCTGGATTATTATTAATATCACCCTTTGCAGTTTTTTCTAAGGTTCCAACATCAAGAATATGATAATGTGTTCTGGTAAAATTATTTTCTGTTGGAATAACTGCATCTTTTCCTAGTGAATTTTCAAGTCCATTTTCACTTAATTTAGTTATAATTTCTTTATAACTAAAATCTCGCGGATCAAAGAAAAGATTTCGACTTACATAAACACCAGATTTAAGAGCATTAACAACATTCTGATTTTTCTGAATTGCAACTGATGACATTTTATAATCATTGGTATCATCTTCTAATCCAGATTTAAGTCCATTATTACGGAAATATACTGCTTTAGCTGCCGTCGAGATTAATTTATCAATTGCTTTATACTTAAATCCATCTTGTGTTTCATAAAAGAAAAATCCAGATAAACCTTCAGATGGGATTGTTTTTGGTCCTAGTCCACAAATAATTTCAAAAGGATTGCGACTATTTCCAACAAAGTTGTATGAATTTTTAATATCATCAACTTCAAGTTTATCAGAAGAAACTTGTATATAATCTGATAGAATTTTCTTTACACTATTTCCAATATTACCTCTATACTTTGCAAAAACTGTTGCTTCTTGATTTTTAATTGCACCATCAGAAACTAAGTCTAGTGTTACAATTTGTCGATTTCCTTGTTCTGATCCTAATGGAGATGCTCCATTTACATATAGAGGATTTGATACAAAATCTAAAGTTCCTAACTTTGATTTGATTTTAAATTTCAACTTTTCCAATCCAGTAATTGGTAGTCCATTATAAACAGTTGTAATTCTCCCCTGCGGATCATATTTTGAATCAGATTTAATGGATCCTCCAGTATCAACAAATGTTATTGATGCCGTTATATTTGGAGATAATAAACTTTCGTAATATGAAAACTTAACCGTTGCTGGTCGCAAATCAACAGTTTTTCCATCCTTATCGATGGTCATTACTTCATAAATTGAGGGTGATGCTGCGTTTGACATTTATTTTATACACTCCATATATCTGATGGTGATGAAGGTCTTTGTGGAGAAGATCTACGTTGGGCAACTGGTATCGGAATAGGGTATGGTGCAAGAACTTCTTCTTTTTGATTTATGACAAAAACAACAGTGTTGCTATCTGTCCCCATATTTAATGAAGATATTTCTTGTGGTGGAGGTAAAACTGGAGCTAAAGGAGCACCAGAAATAGGAGCAGAAGGTCTGTTAGTTTGCCTTCTTCTTATTTGCTCTAAAAATGCCTTATTTTTTGTTTCATGTGGATTATTTGGGTTATAATTTCTAGATCCAACTATAGGTTTGCTGTAGGCAGCTCTCTCAAACTCATTATAAAATATACTTGCCGCTTCTTGAGGCGTTTTTGCCTGCTGCATTCTTCCTAACGTTCCCAATTCTATAGATTCCTTAATTGCATATCTCAATTGAACTCCCCTATCCATTGGATCTAAACCTTGAGACTTTGCCCAGGCAACAAGACTAGGCCACCTAGCATTTCTACTCCATTGAAACATTCCTTGAAATCTTTTATTATCTGGGGTGTTAGTTCTATATCCACTTTCCCTCATTGAATTTGATAACATACCATATGCAACATTTTCTCCATAATTTTTTTTCAAGTAATCAAACATTTGAGATTCAATTTGTGTTTGTTTTCCACTAATCACACCAGTTTGTGGAATATTTTGTTGATCTTTAGCCTGACCAACGCGAGCTTGTTTTTCATTTAATGCTCCAATGTTCTTTGGTCCACTATTTAAATGATTTAAAGAATATTTCCTACCATCAGGTCCTTGAATAATAACTTTATTTCCATATCCATCTCCATTATCTGGCACAAATTGAACAAATTTTAATCCACCCCTTAATGTAATTGGTTGACCAGCTGGTCCTGCAAAATCTTCTCCGGCATGATATCCCCTTGGATTTCTAGCACTTCTTCTCCAATCATAATTTCCAATTCCATCATTCCCATCTTCTGGTCCATGCAACCGAGTTATCATATCCACTCCACTTACAAAAATATTTCTTTTAACGTCCATAGGTATTGCATTACCTTTTGGCACAGTTTCAATGTGAATATGGGGACCTGTAGATCTACCGGTAGATCCCAATGTTCCGATAATTTCATCATCATCAACTTCAATTGGAGTTTGATTATATTTTTTAGGATCTGTGGGTGGTGGAGTTTGCTTCTCTTCATCAAATAGAGATGGTAAAGATTTAATATTAATTACCAATTCCTCAAATTTTTTATTATTTTCCTCATCTAATTCTGAAATTGCTTCAAATGAATTACTAACTAATTTAAAATTTTCAAAATAGTTAACTGATTGTTTAGCTGCTTTTGATCTTCCAGTTTCTCCTTGAGTGAAAGTTGATGATTTAATTCTAGCACCAGATACTCCACCACCACGAACTTCACTTCCTCTAGTAACCTCACCTCCTCTTGCATATCCTTTTGGTTTAGGTGCTGCTGCAGGCGGTGGAGGTGGTGCTGCTGATCGTGGTGGTGTAGGTGTTTGTTGAGATGGGGCTGCATATCTTCCATAACCACCTGTTCTCTGGAAAGGTGTTTGGCGAGGAGTCGAAGGCTGATTTGGTTGATTTGGTGATCCATTAAGATCCTTCATAAATGTATTCAAAGATACATCCATAGATCCAACCATTAAATTTAATTCATTAACTCCAGCAGTGATGGCATCTCTTTGTTTTATAATTTGCTCTTTTGTTGCTCCTGCAAAACTTGAAAATCCTTCTATAAAACCAATTATTCCCTGTATCGCTTTTCCGGTAACGTCAAATAAAAATCTAATACCATCAACTAACCATTTATTTTCATCAAAAAATCTTTGCACTCGTTCAATAATCTTTGGTAAATTGTTTATTAATAAACCTAATAATATTGTTCCTGCAAAGTTCATGATTTTATCAAAAAGACTCATTGGTCCAGATAAAATGGCAGATGTAATTTTACTCAGATTTGTTTTTACTGCCTGCGTTTCTATTTTTTTCTCTTTCTTTTTTGATTCTTCTTGCTTTTCTTGAGTTAAGAGAAAATTTCTTTTTTGCAAACGCAAAGATCTAGATTCAGAATTCTTTTTAATCAGAAAACTGTTAATATTAGTGACATTTAATTTTAACTGCTCTGTTTGATTCTTGATCATATCTTACACAAAAATCCCGTAAATTGATGGTGTTAATTTCATATAAGGATTTGCCATATTTACTGATGATATTTCAGGAACAAATGTAGCATCACCTTGAGGAAGATTAATTTGTGGTATTTTTGCCCTTTTTGTGGGAAGATTTATTGGTATAATAGTTGATGATGATTTAGATGAACGTGATAATTCGGGTATTCTTTGCTGCGGTGGTGGGGGTAAATCTACAGAAAATGGCGTTAAATTAATATTATTTTGAATTGTTGGGTTTATATTTAGATTTGGAATTTTCTTCATTATATCATCATATACTTGACCACCTTTTTGTCTACCAACTTGACCACCTAACCATCCTCCTCCAGGGATTCCAGTTGATTTACCTTGCTGAGTTCCAATAACTTCACCAGTTTTTTCAAATACTGATTTCCCAATTCCACCGATTCCACCACCTTTTCCACCACCAGTAAGATCACCTATTCTTGTAATAGATTCTTTTTGTTTCTTCTGTTTAAATGTATTATTTAAATCTTCAAGAATTGTAGAAAATCTTTCCGAATTCTCAATTTGTTTTGAAGATACGTCTGTTAATTTTAATACTGCTTCTCTAAAATAGTTCCACAATCTTCCAGCATTTTCATTAATATCACTCAGGAGTGGTCTGAATAGTTTAGAAGCAGCAGTTCTGATAACATATTCTCCTGGAGCAAGCATTGCTGGCACACTATCGACAGTTCCACTTCCTGATCCACCTACGGTTCCACCCTGAGAAAATCCTAAAGCACATGCATTGCATTTTTTCTTTTGTGGTTGAATTGGTATGATTGGTGAAGAAACACTAGGAACTATTCCACCCTTAGAAAGAGCAACTCCAGAAGCACCTCTAAGTTTACCAGCTAATTGTAACGCTTTAAATCTGGCAAGTAAACTTGGAACAGCTACAGATAATGATGCAAAATCAGCTGGACCAGGAGCTGGGCTATCTAACATAGATGCTAATCCAGCAGTAGCTATTATTCCTAATATTGCTGGATCAGTTGCATTTGCTCTAACAAGATCCCAAATTTGTTGGGAAGTTAAATTTGTTTGAGGTTGCTGTCGTTGAGTTTGTGGTGCTGGTCTTTGTGGTATATTAAGAGGTACTCCAGCAGGTCCAACTAAAGGTATTGGTGCTAGTGCTGTCCCTTTAGCAATTTGCTCTATAGTTCCATAAACTTTTGGATTTGATCTCATGTAGTATGAAAGGACATTCGCAAATTCCGGTGCTCCTTTCAAACATTTCAATATTGCAGAACAATCTAAAGGTCCTCCTTTACCTCCACCACCGCCAGGTAACTTTCCTTTCCCCCTTAATAAATCAATAGCACCTCTTACTCGTCTAACAACTCCAATTAAACTCAGTAATCCTCCAAGAAGTTTACCAGCAACAAATAGTCCTACAATCCATTCCCAATGATCAACTAGAAAACCAAAAAAGTCTTTTAGTTTCTTTTTATTTTCATCTTTTGATAACCAAAGTAATAAATTATTAACAATTATTCCAGTTAAAATTGATTTAAAAAAATCAATGATTCTTTGGAATAAACTTTTTGCAGGAGTTAAAACTTTATCTACTTGTTTACTAAGACCTGAACCTATATTTCTTATACTTTCTAATGCTGCTTCTTTAGAAGCAAAATCTTTTTTAGATTTTTGTTTTTTTAATTGCCCTATTTGTTTCCTATCTTCGGCAATCCTAGTGGCAAAGTCAATTGATAATTGATTTTGTATTTCGACAAGAATTCTATTTGTTTCTGTTAAAGACTCCGCGATATTTTTAATCGAATCAAATCCTAAATTAGTTCTTTCCTGAACCTCTGAAGATAAATTTTGAGGATCGGATGAAGGACTTGTGAATGAGAACTTACTTTTATTAATTTGCAATCCAGTGCGACCAACATTTCCTCTCAATGGAGAAGAAATATTAGTCTTATTTAACTTTGGTACTGAAGGAGCCCTATAAACAGGGTAGTTATATGCCACTGGATTTCTGCTTCATGTTTTCTTCTTCGATATAATTTTTCAATAATCCAATATAGACTTCCCTTTCCCAAGGAATCATATTTTCAAGTTCAGTCAAAGAATATTTATGATGCTGAATTAACTGGAAATTAGTTTGATAGTATGACTCAAGGCTGGTATGAGCCATACCTAACTGAAAAAACTTGCTAATCCCTCTAAAACAACTTCGCTTTCCACTTTTGTTTTTGGATTTGTAACACTAATTTTATGTGATAATTTTGGCATCGTTGTAAAGAAGTTTTCAATTTCTTTAAACTGCTTTGTATTCAACTGATCAAGGAATTCATCAAGTTCTTTTTTAGTACAGTCCGAAGCATTCCAAGATTCTTCTTGATCATAAATTGTATCAATACAAGAAGTGATCATGGATAATGATTTGTTTACATCATTATCCATTTCAACAACTTCAAAGTTGTTTTCAACAAATTCATTTAAAGAAGGATATTTTAATTTCATCATTAAATTATCATCTAACTTAATGATATTTTTATGCTCTTCTGATCTTTGAACTTTAATTTCATCAATATTAATTTCTATTTTAACAGTCGTTTCTCCATCATCTGGGCATGTTACATTAACTTCAATAGTTTCCCCAACGGATTTGGCACGAACGTTTAGGAATAAGTATTCAATATCAAAAGTTGATAACTCCGCTACATTAACTCCTTTTGTAATAATACAATCGTTTAAAATTTGAACAATAGCATTTGAGATGTCTTTGATATTTTCAGACTCAAGTGCCATAATGAGAATTTTTTCCTCTTTAACAAGAAAAGGACGATATTTAATTTTTTTACCTGTTGAAGGTAATTCCAACTCATAAGTCGGAGTAGAAATCTTTGGTAAAGGCATAATGACCTATAAAAACATCAGTTGTGATTATTTATTTAAGCACCAACAACAGGTTGACCAGTACTACTATCAATGTAACCAGTAGGAGATGTTGGGTCTCTTATAAGTGTTGAGGTTGTGTTATCAGCGTTATTTGTTTGTACAGGCGCAATTCCTTCTACTTCTTTCCTATCAACGACATACCTATCATAATTAAATGTTACAGTAATCCTTAATAAATCTGACGGACCATAAGAAACTGGAATAGAAGTAATACCCTTTGGAAACGCATTAACAAATGTATAATCTAATTTTGATGAACTTTCTGTACTTCCTAAAGATCTTTCAAATTTTGTAATTGATAGGCTATTAATTTTATAACTATCTGGATATTGAAATCTTCTAAAATATCCTTTATTAAATCCTCCCGCTGCATCTATCTGAGAGACACCAGCTCCTGAAATAAAATCCATCCATCCTTCAAAAAATTTTAGTATGTAGTATTCAGTATCAACATAAAAAGTAAAATCTATATCAGTAAACAAACGACTATGTGCAAATTCTTGAGTAACTCCAATAAAATTATCCTTTACTTCAGTTGTTGCAAAAGTACTGCTTGGTAAATTTGCATCAGAGCATAATAATCCAGCATTTCTAAGTATCCAATCAGTTTTAACTCCATCAGCGTACTTGTCTAAATGAGATGATAGTGAATTTGTACCATCTACAGATGTTAAACCGTTAAAGTTGACAAGGTAATAATTATTAAGAGCCAAACTACCAAATAATATTTTGGCACTACTCATATTAATTGGCTGTGGTGTATTAACTGCCATCTAAATATTTTAAGACATTTTTATATACTATATGTATGTCATATAAGGGAAAATATTCGCCTTCATATCCTCAAAAATATAAAGGAGATCCAACAAATATTGTGTACAGATCCTTGTGGGAAAGGAAGTTTATGAAGTATTGTGATTTAAATGAAAATATATTAGAATGGGGAAGCGAAGAAATTGCCCTTCCATATCGTTCTCCAATTGATAATCGTATTCATAGATATTTTCCAGATTTTTATATCAAAGTCAAAGAAAGCACTGGTCAAATTAAAAAATATATTATTGAAATAAAACCAAAAAAACAAACGGTAGAACCAAAAGTTCAAAAGAGAAAAACAAAATCATATATCTATGAAGTTGTTGAATATGCCAAGAATCAGGCAAAGTGGAAGGCAGCAGAAGAATTTTGTAAGGATAGAATGTGGGAATTCAAAGTTTTAACAGAGAATGACCTTTTTGGTTATAAATAACAAAAATAAAACAAATCCAAATGAATGAGTATTATACATATGCTTATTTAAGAGAAGATAAAACTCCATACTATATCGGTAAAGGCAAGAAAAATCGATTATTTTATAAGTATGGAAAGAATTGTAAACCTCCAAAAGACAAAAGTAAAATTATCAAATTAAAACAAAATTTAACAGAAGAAGAAGCATTCAAACATGAAATTTATATGATTGCTGTCTTTGGTAAAAAATGTGATGGAACTGGCATTTTAATGAATATATCTGATGGTGGTAATGCCCCTCCCAAGATGTATGGTAATGCTAGTCCGACAAAAAGACCGGAAATTAGAGAAAAAATAGGTGCTGCAAATAAAATAAGTTTAAAGGGGAGAAAGGTTGCTGAAGAAGTAAGACAAAAACAATCAAATACTTGGAAAGAAAAATTAAAAAACAATCCAAGACCAATATCTTACTATACAGAAAATTTAAAAAAAATGGCTGAAAGAAATAGAACCGATAAAGAAAAGCATAAAAGACATAGTGAAATGATGAAAGGCAGACCGAGTGCCAATCAGAAACCAGTTCTCTATGACGGAAAAGTGTATATGTCTATGACTGAAACTATGAAAAAAACAGGACTTTCTAGGTATGTTATTATTAAAAAAGGTGGAAGATTTATTGATAAGAATAGTATTAATTAATGCCAAGAAAACCACTCAGACAAAGAAAAAATCCTAACGATACAAATAATAGATTAAATCGAGTTCGCTTTATCTTAGACAATATAATTGGAACAGAGGATCCTGATGATCTTATGTTTTCAATTATAGAAACATTGAAAGACACAGTATTAATTCCAGATGTTGGGAAGTATTACACTTTCATATATGCCCCAAAAACTCCAGGTTCTTCTTATGATGCACACCCACTTGTTGCAGTCACAAATATATACTCATGGGGATTTAGAGGTATAAATTTTCATTGGAATCGAGTAAGGCAATATACTTGGGAAGAAATAGTTGGATCATTGCACATAGTTAATTCAGCAGAACTTAAAGATTTAAAATCAATACCATTTGCCAAAATAATAAAATGAATCGTTTTTTTGATGTTAATGAAATAAATCCTAATCTAAACCTTTTAAAAGAAAGATTTGATGATATTCAGAAAGAATTTATGCAAAATAAAGATAAATTATTTTTCATAAATTGGGGAGCTGAAATTGGATATTATGTTAGAGAAAATAATGCGGCATATAAAGGATGGAAAGTAGCTCCATTATATGGAAATATAATGGATATCCTTTCTGTTAATACTAATATTCAACAATATAATCATTTAATTGAAATTGAAGATGACCTTTTAAAGGTAAAGTATAATACATCTCTATTACCAATTCTTACTTCAACATTATTAGAATCTGGAGTCAGAAAAAGAGTTGGAATTACTGGATTAGAACCAGGAAAAGAAATTAAGTGGCATACTGATCCAGATCCAGAAAATCCAGGACTAGCAATTATTAGAGGATTGTGGGGATTAGATGTTCCAGAAGAAGAGGAAAAAGAGTCTGCCATCTACTTAAATACACGAGATCAAAAAATTAAATTTAAAAACAATGAGTATGCATTTTTTTGGGGAAGAACAAAGCACAAAGTAAAGAATAATTTATCAAATTCTCGCTACATGATTTGTTTTGATCATGAAATTCCTTACAAAAATCTTCTAAATAGTTAGAAAACTAAATGGCAACACCATTAGAAACAGTACCCTACAGTTCATCATCCAACGACTCGTATGAAGTATTGAGATACCCCGAGTCCATGATTGGAGAGGAAACTGATTATTTTCAAATTGCAATAGAGAAATATAAAAGAAATACAGATAAAGGATATGGGGGATTAATTAGGTCAGGTGATCCGTTGACGACAACACCTTCATTTGGAACTGCTGCTGGACCAAAAACAACTTCAGTTACCAATTCTCAATTTATAGTATTGCCAATGCCATCCAACATACAAGATGGTAATAGTGTTAGCTATTCGGACGATAGTTTAAATGGATTTGCCGCAGCGGCTGCAGGGGGAGTATTACAAACAATAACTGCTAAT